GAATGCCTTTAAAAAGACAAAAGAACATCCTCTGCCTGGGAGACAGAAGACGATCTTCTTTCCTTTCATTCTGGCTTTGATAGCATCTATATCCCACTCTGCCTCTTTCTTTTTCTTAGGAGCAGATGCTTTTACAGTAAATCCTTTTGCCATGAATAATTAACTCATCACATTCATTATACACGTTATATATGTGTTTTGTCAACCAATTCTTTTATTTTATCAACCCAATATTGTCGGTCTTCCTCACTTATCCAAGGATTATGTCTCTGTATCCAGGCATATTCTAACCATTGTTTATCATCCCAATCTTTCTTAGGTCCTAAATGATCTTCAAGTGACATAACAGAACCAACCAGTAGCAATATACTTTATACCTCTATTAGGTGTAATACCAGAATGAGGATGTGTCCAACTAGCAGGCCATATAACTAACCTTCCTCTCTTTGCTTTTATATCTCTTCGAGGATAATAAAATCTAGTACCACATTTTGCATCATTCAAATAAATCATCCATGCCATGATTCTATCAAGGTTAGGATGTTCATGCTCACAATGCATAACATAATATCCTTCACCTTCAGTATACTTTTGAATATTATAATCTTGACCTACATTCCATAAACTCATTTCAGATAACATTGGATATTTCTCTTTATATTTTTCCACACCTATACTTAATGCTTTACCTATTACTCTATTAGGTAACAAATCTTGTCTATTAAACCACATCTGCAAATCTGTACTCTCTTTATATTCTTTATTAACATTCTTACGTCCTACAATACCTTTTTTCTTATATTCTGATTGTTCGAAATGGTCTATGATACCTTCGCATTCTTTTAAATTTAAAGAATTATCGTATATTTCAATATGATTATGTGACATTAGTAACTAGGTTCAATGTCAGGTCCGTAACTAGGTGCTCCTCCTATACCTGATGATACTTTCTCATAACTTAACTCTGATACTGATGATAAATCTGTACCAGTACCTACTAGACTATTCAACATATCCCATCTTACTTTAAAATCCTCTTCACTTAAATTGTGAAAGAGGACTTCATCTCTAGAGTATATGTGATAACTAACATCGGTCATAATCATCCTCCAGTCTAGTGATGTCTTCTTCTATACATTCATCACCGGTCTGAACTTCAATGATGACTAACTCATCATCTTCTGCTATGATACGGTGAATCACATTAGTGGGAATGTAGAAGTATTTACCAGGATAGGCTCTGAGGGTATCTTCGCCTAATACTATTTTACCATATCCTTGGACGCATACCCAATGTTCTGATCTCTTCTTATGATATTGTAATGATAATCTCTGATGGGGTTTGACTACTAATCTCTTTAGTCTATAACCATCCTCTTGGAAGTGGTCTTCATAAAATCCCCAGGGGCGAAAAAATCTGTACATAAAAAAATATTGGACGGGGTTTTTTATATAGAAAAATATTAGCGAGAAATTTTATATGTCAAAAGCAGACTTTTGTAGGTTAGCATTAGGTACTTTTTTAAAACGCATCACGGCGGGGGGCGGCATCAACGAAACACGCCATACTGTCATATCAGATTATAACATAAGACTGCCAATTTGTCAATCTAAATGTTAATAACTGTGTATTTCAATTGTTATCATTTAGGCCATAAGATTGCTCCCATAAAGTGTCAATATCAACTGACAAATCCTCGATGGTAATTGTTAGTTTCTCTTCATCAGAGTTTATATCAAATAGTGAGTGATAATTGATCTGATGTGGATTAAAAGAATTGCCATCAACTTCGAAGTCTAAAGTAACACGAACCTTGCGTAAATTAGACCCTGAGTTAGTGTACATAACTCTTCGATAGATTGTCAATACTAATTATAACTGATAACAGGTATAATTGCAACCCCACAGTGTTATAAACTGTAATGTCACTATATTATAACAACTGTGTCCTTCTTATATGTTACAAACCGTGTAGCGAGTACTTGACAAGAACTCCGTTCGATGTTATGCTCGCTAAGATCACTATAAGATCAACGATTAACAAGGCATTTATAACAACAATTAAACACCTAATTTCCACACTATTTAATACTTATTCACACACTTGTGGAAAACTGTATAAACAACGCTTTTATATTTAAATAACCATTTATAATACATAAAAAGACACTTTTCCACAGAAAATGATAGTTTTCCACAGAAATACCCCCTGAGTTGTTGTTACTCAAGGGGACGGTAATCATGCTCTCTACATGTTATATTATATGAGTAATCTTTGAACAATTCCATTAACATTACAGTGTTTAATTTGCCCCATGAATCTATACAATATGTCTGATGAAATCCATTCACTATGTTATCCTTACTGGTGTAACAGAAAGTATAAATTAGACCATCCCAATCTTGGGTTGGATTGTTATTAAAAAGGGCATTAGATTGCCCTTCGAAAATATTCAGTTGAGTGTGCATTTTGTCTTGAGTGAACATACTTTAAATCAATCCAATCTTGTTCATAACATAATAACAATGTATGGATATATTTGTGTTCTAATTTACATTTTTTGATCTGTAATTTGTCGGTAGTTTCACACTCTGGTTTTAGTCTAATTCCTGTCTCTATTGTTAAGTATCTT